AAGGCGCTGAAGGCGCAGCTGTCTGATCTCGAGCTGCGCCTGAAGGAAGCTCAGACTCTTGGAAAGCGCGCCGAGATGGCAGGCGACAAGGACATCGCTGCCTTTGAGGTGCTGTTTAACCAAGCCCAGTCCGTCATCAACCAGATGCGGGGGCAGCTCATCGTGGCCCTAAAGAGCCGGGGATGGTGGTGGAACAGCCGCGTGGACGCGTGGAGCACCTACCTGCACAAGCTCGACCGGGAATGGGTAGGGACCATCAGCGAGCGATACGCCGCGTACCTGTAAGGAGGAGACGGAGATGAGTGTATTCGACCTGAGAAACGCCGTCTACTACCGGGGAGGCCCGGACAGACACGAGACCGTCAGGATAGACATTTTGATGCACTTTCGCACCTACAAGACCACGATGCTCTGTCCTGTTGCCCTTCTCGAGGCAGGCGTCAGGACATACGCCTGCGACAACCGCGATGACATCAAGCTCACCAACAGCCAATACCTCGCTGTCCTCCGCTTTGTGGAGGAGGAGCGGGTAAAGTGCAAAGGAACCGGGCGCAAGACCCTTGACGGCTGGCGTAAAAGCGGGCTCCCCACCATTGAGGACTACCTCGACCCCGGCGACACGGTGGACGATGAGCTGGTGGACTATTTCAGAAACGTCCTGCCGCCCCTTTGCGACCGCAGCAGCCTGTTTCAGGCTGGGGGGACGCACAGCACAGAGCAGGATGACGCCGGGCGCTGGCGGCCCACATTCCTGACCTTTAGCCGGAGCGACGGAGAATGGCGCTACGCTGGCGTTTGTTTCCCCGGAGAGGCCGTCAACCGTGTGACCTATAAATCACCCATCCAAAGGCAAATCGCCGCCACAGAGGCCGCCCTCGTGGCGAGGGGAGGCATCGCACCGGCGACGTAAGGAGAAGACCATGAAAAAGAAGTACAAAATCCTCGACCTCTTTTGCAAAGCGGGGGGGGGTGCTCTTGGTTACCACCTCGCCGGTTTTGAAGTGACTGGCGTGGATATAAACCCGCAGCCAAACTACCCGCACACATTTATCCAGAGCGATGCAATCGAGTTTCTGATGACGCAGGACCTCAGCGAGTATGACGCTATCCACGCATCGCCGCCATGTCAGGCGCACTCGAGGGCCATAGGGCTATCGCAGGCCAGAAACAACGGAGCCTACGGAGAGCACCGGGACTACATACCGCAGACCCGCGAGCTCTTGCGGAAAACGGGCAAACCCTACGTCATCGAGAATGTGGTGGGCGCTCCGCTCATCGACCCGATTTCCCTGAGCGGGACGCAGTTCAAAAACCTTTACACACAGCGCAAGCGCCTCTTTGAGAGCAACATCGAGCTCGTTCCGCCGGAGAAGAAACCTACGGCAAAAAAGACCCCGCCTGCCGGATGGGGATTTGGGCCGGATGGATTTATAGCGATATGCGGCTCCGGAGGAGTGGCCGGAATGAACAACCGGCAGATACCACTCTATTGGGGCTTCGCGCTCGGCGGCATCGACTGGATGACGCGGGAGGAGCTGGCGGAGGCCATACCGCCCGCATACACAGAGTTTATCGGAAAACAGATCATCGCCTACTTGAACGAAACGCGATGAGAGAGACCACGGAGGCACGGAATGAGCGGAGAATTGCACATCGACAACCAGCAGCTCCAATATATCGCCCGGATAAGCCACGGGAAGGACAGTATGAAGATGCTGGACGTCATTGTATCTCGCGGCCTTCGCCTCGACAGGATCACCACAACGGACGTATGGGCCACGGACACCATCCGGGGGGAGTACCCGGAGATGGTGAAATTCAAAGAGATGGCGGATGAGTACATCGGTTATGTTGATGCACTCGACCAGGTGGACGATTGGCTTTGTGGTTATCCATATGTGGTAGAATCCGACGAAGCCGAGCCTGTGAAGCATAGCCAATGGAAGTATTATTACAAGCAAGGAAAGGCTGTCTGCATGAATTGCAGTTTCGAGCGAAACCTTGATGACAATTTTGGTAGAGCGGTGAGTTGCCCCAACTGCGGAGCGAAGATGGATGAAGAGGAGGAATGCCATTGAAAGCCATTAAGCACATCACCGCAGGGCTCCTCCATATCGAGGTGATCGGGCAGGTGCCCGACCCAACGACATGGAGGGCCCGGTCGGGCCGAAGTCAGCCGACCTCAAAGGCCCAGGCCTTCTACAACCTGAAATCCTCGTGGCGGGAGCTGGAGCTGATGCTGGCGACCAACTTCGGGTCAAAGGATTCGGTGCTTACCCTGACCTATGATGATGAGCACCTGCCGCTGAGCAAGGCGGAGGCCGCGAAGCTGTTTCAAAAGTTTGTCGCCCGTCTGCGGGCGGCCCGCCGAAAACGACAGCAGGATCTCCTCTATATATACTGCATCGAGGGATTCCACGGGAAAAGCTATGATCCCATTTGGGGCGAGGACTGCGAGCTGGAGGACAGGCGATTTCACCACCATGTGGTCATTAACCGCACCGGCCCGGACGATCTGGAGGAGATCAGGAGCCTGTGGCCCTACGGCGGGTATGTCCGGGCCGAGCCGCTGGACGTACATTATTACAGGGAGCTCGCCAAGTACCTCACCAAGGAAGCCAGGGACTTTGGCCGGGGCAATCCCGGAGAGCGAACGTGGCGGGCGAGCCGCAATCTGAAAAAGTACACCGTGGAGTATATCGAGATCCCCAGCGACAGCGTTACACTGGCCGCTCCCAGCGGCGCGGTGGACTACACATCCTTCCATGATAAAAATCCATACGGCTTTGCTGACTGCATTGGGGCGAGGTATCTGATCTTCCCGTCCGCGCCCAGGCCGGAGCTGACCTACACCGTCGGGCGGCCCAGGCCAAAGCCGAAACTCTAATAATTTTTAACCTTGAAACAAGTCTTAATAATTCACGACACACTGTAGAAAAGAGGCTGAACGTATTGCAAAACAAGGGAAAATGTGCTATTATAGTCACGGAGGCGGGGCGTGTTCAGTGCCCGGTATGCAAGGCTCTGACTACCCTGAAAGTCACCAGAGCAACCAGCGGCGAGAACGTGATCGCCTACTGCCGCAGGTGCAAGACCGAAACGCTCGTGAATATCGACCATGGCCAGTGCTCCTGTAGCCCGTGCTGATGATCCCGATGGGGGAGAATCAGGGCGGGCTTTTTGTTTTGCCCGGAAATACGTGATATGGCCAGTGCTCTTGTAGCCCGTGCTGATGCCTGAGATGGCATTGGCGTGGGCTTTTTTGTTTGCCTGGAGGTGATAGCCCAGGCGCAGGGAGGTAACGCGATGGATTACAAATCGGGCCGCTGGCTGGCCCTGCGGGAGCGGGCGCTCAAGCGGGACGGCTATCGCTGCCGGGAGTGCCGACGCTACGGCCGGGCGACCCAGGCAAGCACGGCGCATCACGCCTGGCCGGCGGAGGACTACCCGCAGTATGCGTGGACGCTCTGGAATTTGATCGCCCTTTGCTCCTCGTGCCATAACGCGATGCACGACCGGGACACGCGGGAGCTGACCGAGCTAGGGGAACGGTGGAGGAGGCGGACCCCTCCCCCCTCCCTCTAGGGGGTACTTTAGTACCCCCTAGGGACCGGCGAGGGACAAGTCTTTCCAATAGAGCGCGCCCCCCGGAAGTTTTTCGGCGGGGAAATCGGGAAAGGAGGCGGGCGCATGGCGGCCCCGGCTACAACTAAAGCGACCATCAAAAAGCAGACCGTCGCCGAGATGGAAAAACTCGGGGTTTACCGGCCGGAATATGACCGGATCGTGGACATTTACGCCGGGCTCTGGGAGCAGTACCACCGGTTGATGGCGGAGTACGACCAGGCTGGCCGCTATGCCTACTCCGTGGACACCGGTGCCGGAGGCGAAAAGAAGTCCCCTCTGGTCGCCACCATTGAGGCCCTGCGCCGGGACATCCTGGCCTACTCCGACCGGCTGATGCTCAATCCCAAGGCCGAGCGGGACGGGAGGCCGGCCGCGCCGCAGAAGTCCAAGTTGGAGGCGCTGCTGAATGAGCGCTAAGAAGCCCAAGCCGGCCTTTGTGAACTACGCGGAGGTCATGGAGTACGTCCGCTCCATTGTGGACGGCCGCAAGCCCGCCTGCCCGGAGACGCTTCAGGTCTGCCAGCGCTTCCTCCGGGATCTGGAGGATCCCCGCTGGGACTTCGACCCGACGGACGCCGAATTCTGCATCCGCATCATCGAAAAGACCTTCGTCCATGCCCAGGGCGAGGCTCTGGACGGGACCCCCATGCGGGGCAGACCCTTCCTCCTTCAGCCCTTCCACAAATTCATCGTCTACAACCTGGTGGGATTCTTCCAGGCCGAGACGAGGATCCGCCGCTTCCATGAGGCCGTGATCTTTATCCCGCGCAAGAACGTCAAGACCAGCTTTATCGCGGCCCTGGCATGGGCCCTCTCTCTCCTCTCCCGGCGCAGCGGCAGCAAGTGCTACATCGTCGCCGCCTCCCTCAAACAGGCGCTGGAGAGCTTCGATTTCATCAACTTCAACCTGCGGGAGATGGGGGAGGCCAGGAACTTCCGAATCATCGATAACAACCAGGAACACAGCGTATCCGGCAGCGTGGGCGGCGGCAGCCTCTTTATCCAGGCCCTGGCGGCCACCCCGGACAACCAGGACTCCCTCAACTGCAACATCGGAATCGCGGATGAGGCGCATGCCTACAAGAGCCCCAAGCAATACAAGATCATACTGGACGCCCAGAAGGCCTATTCAAACCGCTTGATGGTGGCCATCTCCACCGCCGGCGACCGGCAGAACAGCTATTTCTTCCGCCGGCTCCAATATTGCCGCAAGGTGCTGGACGGGCTGGTGCTCGATGAGCAGTTGTTCATCTTCATGGCCTGCGCCCCCCAGGATCCGGAGACCGGCGAGGTGGACTATCTCAATCCCTTGGTCCATGAGATGGCAAACCCCAGCTACGGGGTGACCATCCGTCCGGCGGACATCATGGCGGAGGCTATCCAGGCACAGAATGACCCCCAGATGCGCAAGGAGTTCTTCGCCAAGTCCCTCAATGTCTATGTGTCGGCCATGAAGGCCTACTTCAGGATCGAGGAGTTCCGGGCCAGCGACGCCATGTACAACTGGACGCTGGAGGAGCTGGCGAAGCTCCCCATCCGCTGGTACGGCGGCGCGGACCTGTCCAAGCTGCACGACCTCACGGCCGCCGCCCTCTACGGCACGCTGGAGAACTACAGACGTTCAGACGGGGAGATCGTAGATGTGGATATCATCATTCCCCACGCCTGGTTCCCCGTGGTGGCGGCCGCCATCAAGGCGGACGAGGACAACATCCCCCTGTTCGGCTGGGAGGAGGACGGCTGGCTCACCATGAGCAACTCCGCCACGGTCAACCACATGGAGGTGGTGGACTGGTTTAAGACCATGCGGCGCTCCGGCTTCAAGATCCGCGAGGTGGGCCATGACCGCAAGTTCTGCGCGGAGTACGTGGTGGGCATGAAGAAGGCCCAGTTCCGGGTGGTGGATCAGCCTCAGTTCTTCTGGAAGAAGTCCCAGGGCTTCCGGCACATCGAAAAGAAGGCCAAAAACAAATGTCTGTATTACATGCATTCCGAGGCCTTTGAATACTGCATCCAGAACGTCCACGCCATCGAAAAGACGGATGACATGGTCCAGTACGAGAAGATCGAGGACAACACCAGGATCGACATCTTCGACGCCGCCGTGTTCGCGGCGGTGCGTAAGCTGGAGAATCTGGAAAGGGAAGAAAAAGCAAAGGGGTGGAATCAGTAATGGCAAAAAAGCGAAAAGGCGGCAACAAGGTGAGAGACTCCTCCGGCGGCTCCTCCGCCTCCGTCGCCTTCCTCCTCAGCGACGCCGGGCATGACACGCTCTGCATCCCCGGCTATACCAGACTGAGCGAGAA